CTAAAAATCAAAAATAATATTGATGTCTTCTTTCGTGACATCTACTTTGTATATAAGCATTTTGACAAGGTTTCGCTGCTCTTCATAAGTCATACTGTCAATATCTTTGTTCATCAATAAGTCATTCAGCTGTTTCTTTTTTGCTTTGAACAAGTGGTCTGAGTTCTTGCTGAGTTCAGCTTCTAGCAGCTCACGCTCCTTCTTTAATTTGTTAGCACGTTCCTTGAGTTTTTCAACAGTTATCAGGTCATTTAGGTATAGGTCATTCAACTTGTCAATTTGTTGGTTTATTTTCGCAATTTGTTTTTTGATTTCTTCAGTATTGGCAGTAGGTTTTTCGTTGAGGTCCATCTTTTCTCTGATTGTGTCTGGGTTGAGCTGTAACTCTTTTATTTTGTCTAACACATAAGCTTCTAGATCTGCTTTTTGATACCGTCCTGACTCGGTACATTGTTTATTGTCATTGTATATGGTTAAATATGTAACTTTCCTATTCCAGCGATTGTGGCAGTCATACACCATTGCTCTTGTTCCGTCTTTTCTGACAGCTCCAAGTCTTAATTTGAGAGGAGCTTTGCAGTAGCCACATCTGGCAAGACCTGACAACATATATTTTGCCTGAAAAGGTCGTGGATTGTTTTTCTTATCTTTCGTTTGTTGTTGCCTTTTTGCGAACTCCATCTGAGTCAATTCGAATGTTTCCGTATCAATGATAGCTTCATGTTTTCCATCATATATTTCCCCTTTGTACTCATTTACTCCGGTGTACACTCTTGACTGAAGTATATAGGTTATTCGCTTATAGACCCACGGCTTTTCCTTTGTGATATGCCCTTCACTATTCAGATCATTCTTGATTTGGGAAACCGATTTCCCCTCAAGATACTCTTTGTATATTCTCTTGACAATCATTGCTTCAGATTGGACTACAGAAACAGTCTGGCTTTCTCTATCGTATCTGTAACCATAGGCTGGTCTTGCCCACATCATGGACTTTCCTGATTTTGCTCTTCCATGTCTTCCCATTGCCATTCGCTCAGTTATTTGCTCACGTTCAAATTCAGCAATAGCAGAAAGCAGCGTCAAGAATAAATTGCCCATGGCTGACTTAGTGTCGATATTTTCTTGAAGGCAAACAAAATCAATGTCATGTTCTTTGAACACATCCCTAATCAAGTGAAGAGTGTCCTGAACGCTTCTAGAGAGTCGGTCAAGCTTATATACTGCCACAGTGTCGAACTTCCCAGCTTCAGCTTCTCTGATAAGTTTATCCATAGCTGGGCGTTCTAACTTACCACCACTGAAACCAGCATCAATGTATATGTCGTAGATATTCCATTCCATAGCTTCACAGTATTTTGTCAAACTGTCTCGTTGTTGTTCGATTGAATAACCTTCTATTGCCTGGTGCATGGATGAAACCCTGCAATATACGGCTACTTTTCTTTTTTCAGCCATGCTGCACCTCTTTTCTTGTTTCCTAAAAAATGATAAAATAGGTACAAGAAAACGACCTTTTTAATGGTTGTTTCTTATACGGTTTTGCCTTTCACACAAACTTTGGTCGGGGAGTGTGAGAGGCTTTTTTTATTTTCTTTGTGATAATTCTTTACGTGTTTCTTTGATAAGTTCTGCTATTTTTTGCTTTTGCTCATCGCTCATAGGCGGCTCGTCTGGATTTTTGACTGAAAATTCAATAGCGGTCATTTTCCCGTCAACCTCAATCCATTCACGACGTCGATGGCATTTACAATCTAGATCGTGGTGGATAACTTCCATTTCGTAATTTTCCATTCACCCCTACCTATAAATGTCTACGACTTCTCCAATAGTTCTGATGTCATCATCTTCCGTCAGATAGATTTCCTCATAGCTATTGTTTAGACTTTGTAGGTACCAAGCGCCACCGTAGTCACGTTTTAGCTTCTTAACAAAGTTTTTTCCGTTAATTTGAAAAATACCGATATCGTTAATATCGACCTGTGAAGTGATATTGATAAACAAAAGGTCGTTGTCTTGAATAAGCGGTTCCATTGAATTACCGGCTACTTTTGCAATAGTATCATATTCTTCAGGAACATCACTAGCGCGCAATCTAACTTCCATATGTAGGTTGTCTTCTTGAAAAGTACCGTTACCTGCCGCAACAAGACCCTCGACATAATCATTGATATAATCCTCTTCCTCAAGCTTTTTATCGAACATAGAAACAACTTTATTTTGTTCTTCTAATTGTTCGTTAGCGAAGTTGAGGACTTTTTCTTGTCTAGGTTGTTCTAGTTGGTTGTAGACGGTGAGGATTCGGGGGTTCTCTTTATTTGTATCTAGCAACGGGGAGAATATTTCAGGTCTAATACCTAAAGCTGAACAAATTTTTATAGCGTTCTCAACGTTGGCGTTCATTATCCCACGCTCTAATATTGAGCGAACAGTTGAATAAGGCATGTCGTTATCTTCCGCAAAAGACTTTACAGAACTATAACGAGACAGGATAAGTTGTTTCAAATCTTCTTCATTCATAGTTGTTCCCTTTCTGATTCTCATTATAACACACGATTTTTCGTTTGTCTATCAAAAAAATACAAAAAAACATTAATTTTGGTGTTGACAAACACGAAAAAATGTAATAAACTTATATCAAGCTCAGGTGAGCTTAATTTTAAAACTGAAAAACACGAAAAATCGTGTTAGAAAGGAGTAGTATGTTAAACATTGATAAAGCACGAAAAGAAAAAGGTGTGGCAATCGTAGATATGGCTGATTTTCTTGGCGTAAGAGCTCAGACGATAAGCGATAAAATCAACGGAACTTATGATTTTAAATTTACCGAAGCTCTTTCTTTACAACGAAAATTTTTCCCAGAATATGATTTGGAATATCTTTTTAGTAAAGCAGTTGAAACTGCTTAAATTTAAAACTGAAAAACACGAAAAATCGTGTTAGAAAGGATTTTATAATGCTAAAACAAAAATACGGACGCCCATCAACGGGACAAAAAGGAAATAACCGCCCTACCGTGGTTATCAGTCGAGAGAACTATGACGAGGTTGATAGCTTGTCACTTGGTACAGGAATGAGCCGCAGTGCCATTGTTGATTATTTCATCAGTGAGGGCTTGAAAAAAGCACGTATTGAAGAAGTTATCATCAAAACTAAGCGCCTTGTTCTTGAGGACTAGAAAGGAAAATATGGAAGAAAACCTCAAACGATTGATTACTGAAAATATCTTAGAATTTTTAGGCTCTGACTATGGAAAAGGTTTCTTAACTGGCATAAAAATTGCCGTTGAGATTATTGCCAAACAAATACCGACACCCTCAGAAGAGGATATCGGTCAGGATAGTTAATTTTTGCGCTGCTGTTCGAAAGCTTGTTTTAGCTGATTTGCCATCATTTGCTGAACAGGTTCTTTCATAGTTTCAGCAAGATTAATTTGGGCCAGAGCGTCAAACATCAATTTATTTTGTAAATCGTCTTGCTTGTTAGCTTGTTGAAGCTTTAACAGTTCAATTTCATGTTCGTGTTGGACTTTTAATTCTCTGAACTTAGCCTTAGTTTGAAAATAACTGGTTAAATAAGCAATCAAAGCAGGCACACAGGCAGTTAAAAAAGTCACGATGATTTGATTCCAATTCATAGCTTTTCCTCCTTTCTGTAATGATAGCTTTATTATAGCACGGTGGGAGGAACTGAACAGATAGAAGGAGAGCATTATGAAAATTACAGATGAACAATTAAACAAATATTTAGAAATCAGGATTGAACTCGGGGAAGAAAACTTTGGGTATCTTGGATTTGTGTTTGACAATATCATTCTGAAAAAGAAAGAAGAGTTAACCAAAGATGTAAAAATGGAAATTACTGACTTCCCTAAATTCAGAGAGTGCGCAAAAAAACAACCCTATCGAATAAACGATAGGGCAATCAACTAGATGTCTCCACGCAAACGATTCATTCTAGTTTTGTGTGTGTCAATAATTTCAGATAAATTTTCAGGACTAAGAATTTCAGCAAGGGCATTCGCTAAATTTTCGGAATCTTGAACGTTGTTTTTATCTAAAATCGACTCAATTTTTGACTTAAGCATATAATCACCTCCCTTCGAGATGATTATAACAAAAAAAGTCCGACGGCAATCGGACTCAAAACAAAAAATATTACAAAGGAATTATACCATGAAACGACAAAAAGGACAATGGCAGCCAAGGGTCAATTGCTTCCTGAAGGATATGACCCCAGTTTCCCCCAGTAACATATCTGTACCAGATAATCACCCAGTTTACAGATTACTAACTAAAATCAACCAAGAAAGGCTCTCTGCATGAACAAACTAGAATTATTTTTATTAGCAACAACCGTCATCTTAGCAATCATTACTAGGCTTCAACACGAAGTCATTAAAAAACATAATTCACCCGAGAATAAGCGAAAAATTTTTAGGGAAGTGGCTTTAGAAAACAGTAAAGGGTGGAGCGAGAAGCGCTCTAGAGGAGAGGTGGTCAGCTGATGCAGTACATTTTTCAAGACATTAACAGGTAGTTACACAGCTGTTAGCAATGAATTTATTCAGGACAAAGAACTTTTTAATAAGGAAAAAGGACTGCTGCTAACCATTTTGAGTAATGCAGACGAGTGGAGAGTCTATCCTGAAGAGCTCGCTAGACGTTGTAAGGATAGCGAATCTGCAATCAGAAGCCAGTTGAAAGCGTTAGAGAATGCCAAGTATATCAGAACTTATAGAAAATCATTTGGCGGGCGATATGGTACCGAAACCTATAGATTCTGTTCTGACAGAAAAATAAGCGACGAGGCGTTCAATACTTTGAAGGCAGAACAGGACTTAGAACTAGAAAAAATTGCTAATACCTAATTTGCTAATGTGCAATTTGCTAATGTGCAATTTGCTAATGTGCAATTTGCTAATCAACAAATTAGCCAACTAATAAATACTAACATTAAATAAATACTAAATAACAATAAATACTAACAGATAATAAGCTACTGCTGCTAGAAGGGAGTCGATAAATGACTAAAAAAGAACTTTTTGAAAATTTTCAGAAGAATTGGATGAGGCTTCTTTCGCCGTTTGAAATAGAGGATATCGATAAATGGATAGATGAAGACAATATGCCTATAGAAGTTGTTAATGAAGCGTTGAAAGAAACGATTCTATACAACGCACCGAACCTCAGATATTTAAACAGAGTCCTAAATAACTGGAAACGACAAGGGATTGATACAGTCGAGAAAGTCGAATTTTCTAGGTTGCAATTTGAAAATAAAAAGCTCAGTCAAAATAAAAATCAACAATCCAACGTCCCAAGCTGGTCGAATCCAGACTACAAAGAACCAGATTTAAAAGAATTTGCTCTAGGAAGCATGGACGGTATAGAAGATGGATCAGGAGATTTTTAATTTTTTTAACAAACAAATCAAAAAAGATTTTGGTAAAACGGCGAGTAAAGAGACTTTTGCTAAGTTTGCTAGTTACTGCGCTGAAGGAATCGAAAAAAATGGAGTTAAGCCAATTTTTAATTGGATAAACCTATACGCTTTTGGAACTGATATAACAACAGCAGAAGCAGACCGATTAAGGATAGAGCGATATAAACAGGAGAATGTGTTATGACAAAACAGCATAGAGAAACGCTTATCTGGTACCGAGCAAGTCATCAAGAGCGTGAGAGATTGCTTGATTTTGGACTAGTTGATAAATCACAGTACATGACACTATTGCGGCAATTGCGCAAGAAATATGCGATTTAGGAGAAAATATGACACCAGAACAAGCAGAAAAAGCAAAAATCAGAGCTAAACAAGAACTTGAAACGTTTAGCATATACCTTGATCAGGCAATTGATGAGCTCGGTGGAGTTCTAACTTCACGAGAAGTCTTTTTAGCAGCGGGAATAACATATCTTGGCGCAGGTCAGACAGATATACATGCTGCAGTCGAGGGATTATGTGAGCAAATCCAATGATTTTAAATTTAGTGAAGACTGGGAGAGCAACTAAAACACAGGAAGAGGAAATGAAATGAACATCAAAGAAAAAATTGTAGTGCTAAGAAACACTGAAGAAGGAAGTTTTTTAAAGAGTTTCAAAAACAAAGAAGATGTACTTGCTTATAATGTGGAACTTACAGATAGCATTCAACTGGCATCATTTTTACCAGAAGAAGCTTACAACATGCAAAAAGATAAAATCGATAATTTAGCCGAAACGTTTGGATGTGATGTTGTAGTTATTGAAGCATCTTATGACCTAAAATTTATTGATGGCGAATCAGTGCCAGAGTTAACAAAAGAGCAAAAAGTTAAAAGTATGGTAAACGGAATGTTTGAGCAGGCTTTTGGAGGTGAATAGAGATGGCAACAACAGAATTAACAGAATTAACGCAAAAGCAAGTAACTTCAAACGTGGCAAACCGTATTGAAGCCATGAAAAGCGAAGGCTTGCTGATCGCACCAAATTACAGTGTAAGCAATGCACTAAGTTCTGCTTACTACGCCTTGAAAAACTCAAATAGCGGGAACTTGCTTGAAAAATGCACGCACGAAAGCATTTATAACGCTTTGCTTGACATGGTAACTCAGGGACTAAGCCCAGCGAAGACACAGTGCTACTTCATTCCTTACGGAAATTCCGTTAAGCTTAATCGCTCATACTTCGGAACCATGAAAGTTGTAAAGCAACTGTCAGAAGTAAAAGACATTTACGTAAAGGTTATTTACGAGGGGGACGATTTCCAAGCAGAGAATACAGAAACTGGATGGAAATTTGTTAAGCATGATTCCAACTGGAAAAACCAAGACAATCCAATCGAGGGAGCTTATTGCATCATCAAAAAAAACGATGGAGAAGAGGTCATGACTATTATGACCAAAAAAGAAATCGATAAATCTTGGGGGCAGTCAAGAAATGGTAGCGTACAAAAGAATTTCCCTCAAGAAATGGCAAAACGGACAGTCATTAATCGGGCAGCTAAACAATTCTTTAATACGAGTGATGACAATGATTTGTTTGTAGATGCGGTAAACCGTACCACAGAAAACGAATATGACAACGACAGACAAGTCAAAGACATCACCCCACAAGAAACAAACAGTCTAGATGATCTAATTGGTCACCAGAATGAAAATAAGGATGCTCCTAGCAATTTAAAAGACGTGACTGAAGATTTACATTCAGATCCAGAAAAAACGCTCGCAGACGAAAATAAGACTGTTTTAGAAGATACCTCTTATCCGGCAGATGAAATTCCCGATTTTGATCAAGAAACAGGCGAAATTAAAGCTAGCGAAGGCAACTTATTTGATAACCTCGGAGACTTAATATGATTAAACTTGTAAAAATTGAAGGATATTATATTAATCCAGAATATGTTGTTGGCGTTTGGGAAAGATCTGCTTTAAATTTTGACGATTTAGATGAAAAAGTAGTGGTTATTCAATTCGTTGGAGATAGGGAAAGGGAAGAGTTTGTCTTTTGCGATACACCTATTGATGAAGTAATTAAGAGGTTGCTAGATGACTAGTTTAGACTTGCTCGGAAAGGACTATTACAGCCGTGAATCAGCTATCAGGTACTGGTCCATTAGTCAGTACAAGCGTTTTAAAGAGTGCGAAGCGCGGGCGCTTGCTGAATTACAAGGGAATTGGACAGATACCAGAGATAACACTGCGTTGCTCGTCGGGAACTATGTCCACTCTTACTTTGAGAGTAAAAAAGCTCATGAAGAATTCAAAGCCCAAAACGGCTCTGAAATGATTTCGACCCGAGGAGCAACAAAAGGCCAATTAAAAAAGGATTACTTAGTTGCTGAACAGATGATTGACGCTCTTAAAAGTGATAGTAACTTTATGGCTATCTACCAAGGAGAAAAGGAAGCAGCAATCACAGGATTTCTTGGCGAGATTGAATTCAAGGGTAAAATCGACTGCCTGAATGTTGAACGTGGCTATTTTGTAGACATCAAAACAACAAAAGGGCAGATTGACGACACAATCTGGAATGGAGAAGAGCGTGTCAGATGGTTTGAAGCTTATGGATATATCTTGCAGATGGCTGCCTACAAAAACATGCTAGAAGCTAAGTATAACAAACCGTTTGAGCCGATTATCTACGCAGTTACTAAAGAGACACCACCAGATACAAGAGCCATCAGAATCCAAAATGTAGATGCTATGCAAAATGAGTTAGACGATTTAGCTCAAAACATCAAGCGACTAGATGACGTTAAAAAAGGCATAAAAAAACCTAAGCCTTGCGGTCATTGCGAGTATTGTAGAGCTAATCAATTAACACAAAGGGTAATGATTTTTTAACAACCTATTGCAAAGTGAAGCTCAGCCTTTGCAGTATCAATATTTTCCGAGTGAGAAAGGAAAGTTGGAATATCGTCAAGTTAACAGGATTGATGATATAAAAAATTGCTACACTCGTCCTTGCCAATGCTCACACACAATTTTAGGGCGAGTGTGGATTTTAAAAAGGTGAAAAATATGGAACAAATCAAAATTACAGGAACAGGAACAGCACTAATTTTAGATAGAGTAAACCGAATCTTTGCCATCTCTGGCAGTTTGACTATGCAATGGGATTTTATTAGTGATTTTAAAAAGATTGACGACGAACCGTCACTTGATGAAGATGGAGAGTTATTCGAAACAGCCTACGACCTCATTCTTGAAGCTAAACCCAAAACTAAAATCAATCTAACATCATCATATTTTGCTAAAGAGCATAAGAAAGACACAGATGAAATCATAAAAGTATTCTCGTTTATCGAAGATAATAAGAGAAATATCTTTGAAACCCTTGGCATTCGCGGGGTGCTTGAATGAGCAATCTAGTTTTATCGTTAGACATCTCAACATCTGGAACAGGTTGGGCCTTATTTAAAGGCTCAGACCTTATCCAGAGTGGTGTCTTAAAACATAAGAGTAAATCCTACTTTGAGCGCGGCCGCTATATGGCTAGTCAATTAAGGCTAATTCAGTCACGAGCATTAAAAAAATACGATTGCTGTTTTAGTACAATCGCAGTCGAAAAAAATTCAGTTATGGGAACTAACCAGCAATCCATGCTTAAAATCGGTATTGTAACTGGTATCATCTTAGGACGATTAATAGCTGATAATGTCGCCTTTATAAATGTATCAACATGGCGTAAGTATTGGAAGTTTAGCTACAAAGACCGAAGCAAGAAGTCCATGAAATTACAGTCAAAAACAAAAGTGGAGCAAGAATTTAATAAATCGGTCAAAGACGACGAAGCAGACGCTATTTTGATTGGCTCATACTATGTCAATCAAGGCTATCTTGATGGATTGGAGACACATGACTACTACTAAAAAACACGTTGTGAGAGTTTACAACAAAGGTATTACAGCGACTTACGCGATCTATGACAAAAAACTGTTTAAGGAGCACGAGTTCGCAACCAAAAACGAAGCGATGCGGTTTATTAGACAGCTAGAGTTAGCTAGCGGCAAGCGCGTAAACGAGTATTACATGAAGGGGTAAACGGATGACTGAAGAACAGATGATTGATTGCTTGCTTTATGAGTTAGTAAAAAAAGACAAAGCAATCAAAAAGAAAAGCATCATTATCGCTGCACTAACAGTTATGCTGATTGTCGTATCAGGGCTTTGCGTATCACTTAAAAGTCACTATGAAAAGCAAATATACGGACTACGTACACAGCTAAGCAGGACACAAAAGCAGCTTAAACGTGCTAGTGATGATAGAGCTAGACAGACTAAGCGAATTGCGGAATTGACAGGAAATGGGGGATGAGGATGAAGTATGAGTTATTTAACGACCACTTCGAAAATGCAAAACGTTATCAAATACCAAGAGCGCAATTAATTATTGCAGATATACCTTACAATTTAGGGACCAATGCTTATGCAAGTGATCCACGCTGGTATGAAAAAGGCAGTAATAAAAACGGTGAATCAAAACTGGCTGGAAAATCATTTTTTGATACAGATAATGATTTCAAAATTAATAACTTCTTTGACTTCAGTGCACGGTTATTAAAAAAAGAGCCAAAAGAAAAAGGCAAAGCGCCTGCTATGATTGTTTTTCATTCATGGCAACAAAGAGAAATGGTTATCAAATGTGGTAAAAAGCATGGTTTCAAGAAAGCTTATCCGCTTTATTTTATCAAGAAGTCCAGTCCACAGGCCTTGAAAGCGAACATGAGGATTGTTGGAGCGGTTGAGGAAGCGACAGTATTATATCGGGATAAATTACCTAAATTTAATAATAATGGCGCAATGGTTTTAAATCATTTACCATGGGAAAAAGATAGCTTCTATCCAGTTATTCATCCAACACAAAAACCAATACCCGTTTTAAAAAGATTAATTGAGATTTTCACAGATCCTGATGATGTGGTTATTGATCCTGTTGCTGGAAGCGGATCAACAATTCGTGCAGCAATCGAAATGAATAGAAATGCTTATGGATTTGAAATAAAAAAAGATTTTTATAAGAGATCGAAGGAAGAAATGCTTAGTACGTTTCAAACCAGTCTTTTTTAAAAAAGGAATTCAAACTGATATTTATAATTTTTTAACCGAGGTACAAAATGAACATTGAAGAAGCGAAAAGAGCGATAAGAGAACTAGACGCAAGCGCTCAAGAGCCTAGTCTGACCGATATTGATGTCGGTCAGTTGAGCAATTAAATTCCCACGCAAGCGCTCAAGAGCCTGCGATGGCTCTGTGGGTCTACGAGCTGGAATACTCGTTAAACTTACCCTAGATCTTTCTGTAAGTATTCAGCTGCGTAGCGTGGGATAATCGTTACGTAGTTATAGAGCGAAATTTTTAGAAAGGGAAGTATCCTCCTTTTTTTCATAAAAATCTAAAGTCTGTTATCGCTCACAGATGATTATCCAAGGCGTCGCTAATGCTTTAACACGACATCGTGCGCCTGTGTCAAAAAACAAAAGAAAGAGAGGGCTTTTCTCCACAAAAAAAGCCAGCTCACAGCTGACTCCTTAGTTAATAATTTGACAAATCTATTATATCAAAAAGGAGCTAGTTAGTGAGCAAAGCTAAGGCAATTTTAAAAGACTTACGCAATTTAGATTTATATATCGCTAGTTTAATCAGACGTCGAGATAAGATTGAGGCTTCGTTGCTTTCTAGCCCTAAATGGACAGCAGATAAAGTCTCTGGCGGCAACAAAAGACGACAAGATGGTGTTTACGTAGAGTTGATTGCAACCGCCGAAGATATTGAAAAGAAGACTGCTGAAGCTATAAGAAAACAAAGAGAGCTTCAAAACCTGATTGATAGCCTTGAAAATACAGACAGTCAAACGATTTTGAGCATGGTCTATATTGATAAGATGACTAGATGGCAAGTGATTGATGAGCTAAATTGCAGCGAAAGCACCTATTTCAGACTGTTAAGAGTTGCAACTAAGGAATTAAATAATTTGACAGTAAATGACAGCGATTGACAGTGAATAACAGTGCATGACAGTTTTAAAGTGATAATATAGTATTATCAAGAAATGAGGGACAGGTAAGAAAATACCCCCCCCTCTTTTAAATTTAGAAAGGCCCATCCATGTCTCAGTTAAGGGCAGATAAAAAAGGTACCCACCGGGTAGCATTTGACAGAAATAAAAAGAAGTTACTAAAGGCAGCCACTGTCTGTGGTATCTGTGGCAAGCCAGTGGACAAGTCTCTTAAGTATCCACATCCATTAAGCGCAGCAATAGATCATATAGTTCCTATCGCAAAAGGTGGTCATCCATCAGCGCTTGAGAACTTACAGTTAACTCACTGGCAGTGCAACAGGCAGAAGTCTGATAAGTTGTTTGCTAACCAAGCAAGCAACGAGCCAAAGACAATTGGCAACAGAAACCTTCCTCAAAGTCGAGACTGGTCATCTTTTGCATTTAAAAAGTGATTTTAGGCAAATATATTGATTTATACTAAAAGCTCTTAGAAGCGAAATGGGGGGTATCTCCCTACCCGGTCGGTCGGCCGAGCTTCACGCCGTCACTGTACATTTTTTCTCACGTTAGGATTTAGAAAATTTTGGAGGTTGAATTTCATTGAAAAAGAAATGCTTAATTTGCAAAAAAAACTTCCAAGCAAAAACCAATAGAACTTTATATTGCTCTGAAGAATGCCGTAAGAAAGGCAATCGTGAGAAACAACGTAAATTGATGAAACAAAAACGGGCTGAACAGAGGAAAGAAAAAAAGAAAGTCCTAAATCCTAACACAGATGTGACAGAAAAGCCTAAAAAAATACGTAATTTAGCGCAGCACTATAAAAAACTAAAAAAGGAAATTTTGGCAAATGAATCTGAATTTGGTTTTACTGGAATAACACTTATTGAAGGAATAGATGTACATGAAGAAAACTTTGTAGATTTAGTCATGCAAAAAATAAAGGAGCAGAAATGAATTATATGGGTATGGGCTATCTTCGTAGGAAGTTAGCTCTTTTTAAAACTGGAGTTGATAAAAGATATCGTTATTATGCCATGGATGACAGAGACGACACACGAAGTATTGTCATGCCAAATAATGTGCGTGAAATGTACAGGTCTGTGTTAGAATGGACCGCTAAAGGGGTTGATAGCCTTGCGGACCGTATTATTTTCAGGGAGTTTGCCAACGATGATTTTAATGCTTGGGAAATTTTTAAAGCGAATAACCCTGATATCTTTTTTGATACAGCCATACAGTCAGCATTAATTGCATCTTGTTGCTTTGTGTACATCATGCCAGGAGTGGAAGACGGCTTACCTAAAATGCAAGTTATCGAAGCTAGTAAAGCGACGGGGATACTTGACCCAACTACATTTTTATTAACAGAGGGTTATGCAATTTTAGAGTCTGACTCAAACGGTAATCCTACGTTAGAGGCCTATTTCACAGACAAAGACATCTGGTATTATCCAAAAAAAGGGAAACCATATAATATTAAAAATCCAACAGGTCACCCCTTGCTTGTACCTATCATTCACAGACCAGACGCAGTTAGACCATTTGGTCGCAGTCGCATTACCAAGGCTGGAATGTATCATCAAAAGGCAGCGAAGAGAACGCTTGAGAGAGCAGAGGTTACGGCTGAGTTTTACTCATTCCCACAAAAATATGTTTTGGGAATGGATCCAGACGCTGAACCGATGGAAAAGTGGCGTGCCACGGTATCCACATTGTTGGAAATCTCAAAAGATGAAGACGGAGATAAGCCAACTGTTGGTCAGTTTACTACAGCCAGTATGTCTCCTTTCATGGAGCATTTAAAAATGTATGCTTCCCTATTCGCTGGTGGTTCTGGACTCACTCTTGATGATCTTGGTTTTCCATCTGACAATCCATCATCAGTAGAAGCTATTAAAGCAGCGCATGAAAATTTAAGAGCAGCAGGACGTAAAGCTCAACGCTCTTTTGCTTCTGGATTTCTAAATGTGGCGTATATTGCTGTTTGTTTAAGGGATGAGTTTCCTTATTTACGCAATCAGTTCATGGATACTGAAATTAAATGGGAACCTCTTTTTGAAGCTGATGCAAATATGCTTACTTTAGTCGGTGATGGCGCTATTAAGCTTAATCAAGCTATTCCTGGTTTCATGGATGCAGATGTTATCCGTGACTTAACTGGGGTAAAAGGTTCTGACAATCCAACTCCAAAAGCGACGGAGGTGACAACTGATGGCTGATGATGTCTTACCTAAGATTTTAAAATCAGTTCAACAGGATTTTGAAAAGTATTTTGGTAAAAGCGAGGTCGTTGCTAAGGCTTTTGCAGATTTGAAGTCTAAAAAAGCAACATATAAAACAGTCAACGAGTTTGGTATTGAAGTTGGAAAACTTTTATCTTTGGCTCTGACAGGCTCTATTACCTCGGATAAATTACCAGACGGTAAAATGTATTACAATATCGCTAAGCGTCTCTTAGATGAGACTATGGGACGGAATTACAAATTGATTTCAGGTTATGCTGGTGATGTTCAGCGGATTTTAAATGAGAATGCTCAGATTGGTCTAAAGGTGCAACGTCCACCGCTAAATCGAGACAAGATTAACGGGATGGTAAATCGTTTGGATAGCGAGAATACATTTGATGATGTAAAATGGCTGTTTGGTGAACCGATTGTTAATTTTTCGCAGTCCATTGTGGATGATACCATCAAGGCAAATGCGGATTTACAATATAAAACAGGTATGACGCCACAGGTTGTCAGAACAGAAAGTGGCAACTGTTGTGAATGGTGTCGTGAGGTTGTTGGCACTTATAGTTATCCAAAAGTCCCTAAGGACGTATGGAGAAGACATCAGCGGTGTCGATGTACGCTTGACTATGACCCGAAGAATGGAAAAGTTCAGAGTGCTTGGAGTAAAATCTGGCGAAAGAAAGAAAAAACTCAAGAATCTATAGAAAGGGTTGAAAAATTTAAGGAAAGTGCTCTAGTAGAATCTATCAAAAATGATATCGCTAAGTTAGATATGACAAAGGTTGGTCCGAGTGATATAATTGATATAGGGAAACGTATCAATTATCACTTTAGAGTTTCAGAACATATAGGAGATAAAGAGAAATTAAAAGAAATTTTCTCAAATTTTCGTGAAATCGGTGGAGAAATACCTAAAAATACTTGGGCAAAAGGTTCATCTAAACTTGTTAAAGACCAGCTACAAGAGGCTTTTCAAAATTATCCAACTGAGTGGGCAGCTGTTCCGGACGGTATTGGTAAAAAACTAAAAGCTATAAAAAGGAAGCGCGGTTACTTCGATGGATATGATGAAGATTTAGTTATTGCTACAAATGGAACAAGAAAAACAACACCTTACCATGAGATAGGACATATGATTGAACTGGTTAATCCTGATTTAGTAAGATTAGAGAAAGCCTGGGTAGATAAAAGAACTGCTAATGAAGCTGAGGTTCGCTTAAAAGATATTTTTCCAAGTTCAAATTATGGTATTGGGGAAGTTACTAAGAAAGATGACTTTATATCACCATATATTGGTAAATACTACAGCGATGCAGCTGAAGTTTTCACTATGGGATTACAAGGTATTTTTGTTCCTGAAGAACGATTTGCTAAGTCCTTTGACAAAAAAACATGGAAATATGACTACAAGACAATCAATGACGACCCTGAATTTTTGAATTTTATTATTGGATTATTTGTGAAAGTGTGATAAATATGGAACCAAAATTACATCGGCAACTGCGTCAAAAATATGACGACGCTGAAAAACAATATCTTGAAAAGTTTGGAGAAGACTCGCTTGATAGAGTATTTTTTTGGGAGCCAGACGTTTACTTTGATGAGTGGAAAAAGGTTCTACCAGATGCAACACTGGAATTAAACAAAGCTATTAATAGCGGGGTGGCGATTGATCCAGATCCAGAAAACGCAATATATTAAGCACCTAGAGCAATCTGGTGCTTTTCTTATGCCCAAAAAGGAGAAAAGCATGAATAAAATATCATAAAATGTCGAAATGACTTGGGAAAACAAAGACGAATTTCAACAAATCATGAATAAAGTCAATGAAACAAAAGAAGCTTACGAAAAAGCCTTAGAAGCTGCGGAAAATTTTGTCCCTAAAATGTCGTGTGCAACAAAGTTAAATAAAGGAGAAGGTAATGAATAAACGTATCAAGAAAAAACGTAAATTGGAAACAGCTATCATGCTATTGATTGCAGAAAATGCCTTGCAGGCTGAAGCAATTAAAAATCAAAACAAAGAAATCATGGAGTTGAAATCAATTGTTCAGCGGAACGCTCTGGCAACAAACGAAGAGTTAGCGACTGTTAAAGCTGCTACTTTAGATAACCAATCAGTTATCAAGGCAATCGGTGACACGGTTGACTACATCAAGAAAAACTACAAACGTAAGTGGGGGAAGTGATATGAAATATCGTAAGAAACCGGTCGTAGTTGAAGCAATTCAATTTACGGGTACAAACTATGAAAAAATCAAAGAGTTTATTGGTCAAAATACCTTATGTTCGACTTTGAGTATTGTAATCCCCACTCTTGAAGGCGACATGGTCGCTCAAAAAGGCGACTACATCATCAAAGGCATCGCTGGTGAATTTTATCCATGTAAACCTGATGTTTTTGAACAGACTTATGAATCAACTTAAACCAAAGTCGTAGCAATACGACTTTTTATTGTGCCCTGTCGCATGGCTAAAAACTAGGCAGTACGATTGAAAGGAATAAGTATGGTTACTAAGACGAAAACAAAGCTTGGCAATCAGCGACCTACTCAATCGGTAAATTTACATTTTGCTAAATCTCTAGCGCATGAAGCTATTAATTACTACAAAAAAACAGGGCTAAGCTGCTATCCATGGCAAGTAAATATGCTTATCCCAATTATGGCCATAGATGAAAATGGTCTGTGGGTTCATCAAAAGTATGGGTATGCTATCCCACGGCGTAACGGTAAGACGGAAGTAGTCTATATTGTTGAGCTGTGGGCTTTGCATAAAGGTTTAAAAATCTTGCATACAGCTCATCGAATTAGCACATCTCATGCATCATTCGAAAAGGTAAAAAAATACCTTGAGATGTCAGGTTATGTTGATGGAGAAGACTTTATATCAAATAAAGCCAAGGGTCAAGAGCGTATAGAGTTCAAAGCCAGCGGCGCTGTTATCCAGTTCCGAACTAGGACATCAAACGGTGGACTTGGTGAGGGATTTGACTTACTTATCATTGACGAGGCACAAGAATACACATCTGAGCAAGAATCAGCATTGAAGTACACAGTTACTGATAGTGATAATCCAATGACTATTATGTGTGGAACGCCGCCAACGATGGTATCTACTGGTACAGTATTTGAAGCATATCGGAAAGATTGCTTAAAAGGCAATAAGCGTTATTCTGGTTGGGCTGAATGGTCAGTTCCTGAGATGGTTAAGATTAACGATGTATCTTCCTGGTATATTTCCAACCCATCTATGGGATTCCACCTCAACGAGAGGAAAATCGAAGCTGAATTAGGTGAAGATGAGATTGATCACAACATCCAACGCTTAGGTTATTGGCCATCCTTTAACCAAAAATCAGTTATATCCGAAAAAGAATGGGCAAAACTCAAAGTTGAGCAAGTGCCAGAACTCAAAAGCAAGCTTTTTGTCGGTATCAAGTTTGGTCAAGATGGCAACAACGTATCACTATCAATTGCAGCAAGAACATCAGAAAATAAGGTATTTGTTGAGACTATTGACTGTTTATCGGTCAGAAATGGAACTCAATGGATTATTAATTTTTTGAAATCGGCTGATATCGCTAAGGTTGTCATTGATGGTGCAAGTGGTCAAGAATTACTTGCTCAGGAGTTGAAAGATCAAGGTCTAAAGAAACCAGAATTGCCTAAAGTTGCTGAAATTATCACAGCTAACATGATGTGGGAGCAGGGGATCATGCAGGAAACCATTTGTCATAGTGATCAGCCATCTTTGACAGCAGTAGTCACAAACTGTGAAAAGAGGCAAATTGGCTCTAATGGTGGTTTTGGGTATAAATCGCTTTATGATGATAGAGACATTAGCTTAATGGACAGTGCATTGCTTGCGCACTGGATTTGTTACACAACGAAGCCAAAAAGAAAGCAAAGAACCAGCTGTTAAAAAAACGATATCCGAAAGGGTGTTTTTTTACTGCTAAAAAATCTACCGAACTGCCGGGAAAGCAGGAGAAAGGACGTTAATATGTCAGAATTTAAAGTTATTGAAACACAAGAAGAGTTGGACACGATTGTGAAAGCTCGCATTGCTCGAGAACGTGAGAAATATCAAGATTACGACCAACTGAAAACTCGTGTTGAAGAACTAGAAACCGAAAACAGCAGCTTACAAACTGCTTTGAATGATGCTAAATCAAACACTGATAGCTATACGGAAGAGATTAGCACCCTGAAGAATCAAATTGCCGATTATGAGACGGCAAATTTACGGACAAAGGTAGCATTACAGTATGGCTTACCAATTGATTTAGCTGATCGTTTGCAAGGAGATGATGAAGATGGACTCAAAGTAGATGCAGAACGCTTAGCATCCTTTATTAAGCCATCCCAACCACAACCGCCAGCAAAATCAAACGAACCAAATATCGATAGTAATGCAGACGCAAATTACAGAGCGTTAGTGCAAGGATTAAGTACAGAAGATTAGAAGATTAATTAAAGGAGAAAAAATATGGGAACAGAAACATCAAAAGCGAGCTTATTTGACAAACATTTAGTATCAGATCTTATCAATAAAGTTAAGGGGCATAGCTCACTAGCTAAACTATCTAGCCAAAAACCTATTCCGTTTAACGGATCTAAAGAATTTACGTTTACATTAGATTCTGATATTGATGTGGTTGCTGAAAACGGTAAAAAAACACACGGTGGCTTATCGCTAGAGCCTGTTACTATCGTACCAATCAAGGTTGAGTATGGTGCTCGTCTTTCTGATGAATTTTTATATGCAACAGAAGAGGAAAAGATTGATATTTTGAAAGCTTTTAACGAAGGGTTTGCGAAAAAACTCGCTCGTGGTATTGACCTAATGGCGATGCATGGTATCAATCCACGTACAAAAAAAGCGTCTGACGTTATCGGCACGAATCACTTTGATAGTAAAGTGACGCAAGTGGTTAAATTTACAGAGAGCGAAGACGCTGATGCAAATATCGAAGCAGCTGTTAATCTAATTCAGGGGGCTGAAGGTGTAGTGACAGGGCTTGCGATGGATACAGAGTTTTCAACAGCACTGGCGAAAGTTACCAATGGGGAGATGGGGCCTAAAATGTACCCTGAACTTGCTTGGGGAGCGGATCCAGATAGCATCAATGGCTTGAAATCGTCCGTCAATACTACTGTTGGTGCTGGAGCTGATGAAGCAGAATCCAAAGATTTAGTAATTATTGGCGATTTTGAAAGCATGTTTAAGTGGGGTTATGCAAAACAAATTCCAATGGAAATCATTAAATACGGTGATCCTGATAATTCGGGGAAAGACCTTAAAGGGTATAACCAAATTTACTTACGTGCTGAGGCGTATATCGGCTGGGGTATTTTGGACGCTAAGAGCTTTGCTCGTGTCACTAAAGGAGAAGTATAATGTTATACGTTAACAGTAAGACTGGAGCTAGTTTTTATAGCTCCGTCCCTGTTTGTGGTGGAGATTGGACTTTGGTTGAACAGCAGACAGGCGAAAAAGCAAAAACAGTAGCAGAAATTAAACGTCAGTTAGATGCTGCTGGGATAAAATATAGCTCTAAAGCTAAGAAACCTGAATTAGAGGCACTCTTGCCTGGTTAGGAGGTAAAAGTGGGCAATTTTGCAACAACAGATGACGTCATTTTGTTATGGCGTCCCTTATCTGTTGACGAATTGAAACGTGCAAATGCACTCTTGAAAGTCGTATCAGATACATTAAGAATGGAAGCTGACAAAGTTGGCAAAGACTTAGATAAAACAATGGTTGATAAGCCTTATTTTGTTAATGTTATTAAATCGGTTACGGTTGACATTGTAGCTAGAACACTCATGACATCTACTCAAGGTGAACCGATGTCGCAAGAAAGTCAATCGGCACTTGGCTACACTTGGTCTGGAACTTATTTGGTTCCAGGAGGGGGACTGTTTATAAAAGACAATGAGCTTAAACGGCTTGGTCTAAAAAAGCAGAGGTATGGAGGTATTGAGCTTTATGGGGAAATTAAGAGGGATAACGATTACTTTGATAGATAAAGTAACTATCGATATAGACCCTTTCGGAAATCCAATAAAAAAAGATAAAGAAATATCTGTCGATAATGTCCTTGTATCGCCAGCAACAAGCGATGACATAACAAGCCAGCTTAGCCTTTCAGGAAAAAAAGCTGTTTACACTTTAGCTATTCCAAAAGGAGACAACCACGATTGGGGAGATAAGGAAGTTAGATTCTTTGGAGAAAAGTGGCGCACTGTCGGCCTAGCTCTTGAAGGTATTGAAGAGCTTATTCCGCTTGAATGGAATAAGAAAGTTATGGTGGAAAGATATGAGTAAGTTTAAATTCAAGCTCAATAAAGCTGGTGTTGCTGAATTGATGAAATCATCAGAAATGCAGCAGGTATTAACCACTAAGGCCACAGCCATCAGAGAACGTTGTGGTGATGGTTACGCCCAAGATATCCATGTCGGGAAAAATAGGGCTAATGCTATGGTCAGTGCTAAAACCATAAAGGCCAAGAAAGATAATTCAAAAAACAACACATTGTTGAAGGCGGTGCGATGATTGATTGAAGTAATTATCAAAAAATATTTAGACGAGCACTTAGATGTGCCGTCTTTTTTTGAACATCAAAAAGATGAACCTGCACGATTCATCATCTTAGAAAAGACTAGCGGGGTTAAGCAAAATCATTTGCTAAGTTCCACGTTTGCTTTTCAAAGTTATGCCGAATCGTTGTATGAGGCGGCTTTACTTAATGACAAAGTAAAGCAAGTAATTGAGCAGCTTGATGTCTTGCCACAAGTTTCTGGCGTACATCTTAATGCTGACTACAATTTTACAGATACAGCAACTAAGCGCTATCGCTATCAAGCTGTATTTGATATTAATCATTATTAAAGGAGATATTGATGAATAAGAATGATACTAAAAATGTAACATCTGCAAAGCCCAAGACCGGTGGGGCGATTTATTCGGCGCCACTCGGCGCTAAATTGCCGAAAAATGCAACCGATGATCTTGATGACGGATTTAAAAATCTTGGCTATGTGTCTGAAGATGGCGTTACAAACGAAGATACACGATCATCAGAAAACATCAAAGCTTGGGGTGGAGATATTGTTGGGGCTGTACAGACTGAAAAAGAAGACACGTTTACTTATAAGCTGATTGAGTCACTAAATGTGGAGGTTCTCAAGGAAGTTTATGGGGCTAAAAACGTAACGGGAGACCTTGATGCTGGTATTCACATCAAGTCAAACTCAAAAGAGTTAGAAGCTCATGTAATTGTTGTTGACATGATTATGAATGGCGGCATCCTTAAACGAATTGTCTTGCCAAATGCAAAAGTTGATGAAGTAGGTGAAATTGTCTATGTCGATGGCGGAGTCGTTGGTTATGAAACAACACTAAAATGTTTCCCAGATGAAAATGGGGACACTCACCACGAATATATTGTTAAGCCAAAGGCACAAAATCTTGAAATGTAAGGGGTAGTGAATGGAAATCTTAAAAGGAAAAACAACATCAGGATTTGAATACGAAATCCCTAAAAAACGATTAAAAAACTTTGAACTTGTTGAAGCTATTGCAGAAGAGGAAACTGATCCAACTGCAGTAGTTAAAATCGTTAATTTGTTACTTGGTGATGCTGCTAAGTCTCTAAAAGAACATGTACGAGATGCAGAAGGTATCGTAGACGTTGAAGCTATCGGAGTAGAAATCAAAGAAATTTTTGAAAGTCAAAAAGATTTAAAAAACTAGCAATCCTCGCTCAGATGATAGTAAAAGATGATGATGCGTTAACTTGTGATTTAGCTGAAACCTACGGCATATATGATTACAAACAGCTACCTGCTTATCAGGTGGCTGTTTTTGCTGTCGGTTTGAGGTCTAACTCTAGGATAAAAATGGCATTATCTGGAGAGACTGAGGCTTTGGATACTGTTTTGTTAGCTGGTATTTACGATAATACTAATTTGCTGTTTTGGTCTAAAACTAAGGATGGTCAATCTGGTCAAAACAAACCTAAATCAATGGTTGAAGCTATATCTGGATCTAAATCACAAAAAGCTAATGAAGTCATTTCTTTTGCGTCTGGCGAGGATTTTGCAAATGCACGTAAACAATTACTAGGAGGTGATGGCTAATGGCAACAGAACTTGGTCAAGCGTATGTGCAAATTATGCCATCCGCTCGTGGAATAAGTGGAGCAATCTCGAAGCAACTTGATCCCGAAGCAAGGTCGGCTGGTTTGAGCGCTGGTTCGCTCATTGGTGGTAATCTCGTTAAAATGATTGGTGGTACCATTGCAGCTGCTGGAATCGGTAAGATGATTTCGTCTGCCTTGTCCGCTGGTGCTGATTTGCAGCAATCTTTTGGTGGTATTGACACATTGTATAAGGGCGCTGAGACTGCTGTCAAAGGGTTTGCTAAAGAGGCATACAAAGCTGGAATATCAGCAAATACTTATGCAGAGCAAGCAGTTTCAATGGGTGCATCTCTAAAGCAATCACTTGGAGGTGATGCTGTCGCGGCTGCCAAGGCTGCTAACATGGCAATCATGGATATGGCCGACAACTCGGCTAAGATGGGTACTGATATCACATCAATCCAAATGGCTTACCAGGGATTTGCTAAGCAAAACTATACAATGCTTGATAACCTAAGACTTGGGTACGGCGGCACAAAAGAAGAGATGAAGCGTCTTTTATCAGACGCTGAAAAGTTACCTGCCGCTATGGGCAAGAAGTTTGATTTGAGTAATTATGCTGATGTGGTTGAGGCTATACACTTGGTACAGGATAACATGGGTATCGCTGGAGTTGCTGCTGAAGAAGCAAAAACTACATTTTCGGGCTCACTAGCTGCTATGAAGTCCTCTTTTACAAATGTAATGGCAGGTTTATCACTAGGAGATGATATCAGACCGGCTTTACGAGGACTGGCTGAGACAACTTCTAATTTCTTATTTGGTAACTTTATTCCGATGGTGGCAAATATCTTTAAAGGATTAACATCGGCAATTGGTACTTTTATTGGAGCCGCAGCTCCTATTATCACAAGTCAATTCCAAGGTCTAATGAGTAGCCTTGGAATTAGTATTGATTTAAGTCCTATTACTGCTAAATTTGCACAGATTGGCCAAAATTTACAACCTGTTTTTAACGGTTTAAAAACGGCTTTTAGTCAGTTGCCATCATTTTTTACTAGCATTGGTAGTGCAGTTGCACCAGTAATAGACACTATTATTAGCGGATTAGCCAGATTAGATTTCAGTGGTTTTGAGGCTTTAATTTCAGCAATTTTACCAGCCCTACAGGCAGGTTTTTCTAACTTCGCTGCGATTGTTGGACCAGCTATCTCAGGAGTTGTTGACTCGTTTGTTGGCATGTGGAATGCAGCACAACCTTTAATTTCGATACTAAGTGATGCCTTGATGCCAGTATTTCAAATTTTAGGGTCTTTCTTAGGTGGTGTTGTAAAAGGTGCGCTTATGGGAGTTAGCTTTGCCTTTGATGCAGTTAAAGTGGCTATACAACTAGTCACACCAATTATTGACTTGCTGGTTCAAGGTCTTAATTTTGTACAACCTGTTCTCAGTGTCATTGCAGAATGGATTGGAGTTGCTATCGGTATGTTTGGTAATTTAGGCACAGCCGGCCAAGGCTTGAGCGCTTTTATTAAGAGCGCTTGGACTAACATTCAGACTGCAATTTCAACTGCTGGAACAATCATATCTACGGTTATTGACTACATAAAATTAGCGTTCAGTGGTGCCGGTTCTGCAGTTGGCGTCCTAAAAAACATTTTCTCACTTGCTTGGATGGCAATGGGAGACGCAATAAATGTGGCTAAGGGTATCATAAGCTCTGTTATAAATGGCATAAAATCAGCCTTCAGTAGTTTTAGTAGCTTAGTGTCTAGTGTTGGTTCAGCAGTAAATGGAGTTATCGATTCAATCTCAAGCACAATTAGAGGTTTGGCAAACATTGATATTTCTGGAGCTGGTGCCGCAATTATGAATGGTTTCTTAAACGGTTTGAAATCAGCTTGGGGAGCCGTCAAAAGTTTTGTGAGCGGTATCGCCAACTGGATTGCAGAACATAAAGGACCTATCTCTTATGATAGAGTTCTACTAAAACCTGCTGGTAAAGCAATTATGGGTGGACTTAATACAAGCTTGATTGACGGCTTTAAAGAGGTTAAATCAAATGTCTCTGGCATGGCTGACGACCTTGCAGGCACCATGACAGGTAAAAGTCTATCTCTCGATATCGATGCTAAACCAAGCGTCACAGCTGATGACTTACTATCAAGCAATATTAGTACTAAAACTACAGTCGGTTCTGCTACAAGTGACTTGTCATTATTCTTTGTTAAGGTGCTTGCTCTGTTGCAAGATATCCTTGATAAAAATACGGATGTCTATCTAGACAAAGAAAAAGTCAGCGCTATTTTATACGAAGAATTTGCCAAAATTATGGCTAGAGAGGGGATTGTATGATACCTAAAGTTATTATTGATGATTTTGACACATCTTCAATCCCTAATTGTGTTTTGACCGGTTACGATGTGGGGGATATTCTATCCCCTAGTTTTGTCGAAAATGAAGCTTATGGCATGAATGGAACTAGTAGGGAATTGGAGTCATATAATGAATCTAAACCAACCATAATGTGGCATTTGAGTACTTTTGATGATGCAGTTAATCTAATTAATCATTTAGACGGCCTTAGTAAAAAAATCGAATTTTGGCACATACCTAACTCTATTTATTACTATGATTGCTTATCTGTCAAAATCAATGCGGTAACCATGTCATCATGGCGTGTGACTCTCAAACTTGCTCTTTATCCATTTAGATACGCAAAAGGTGTCTCAGATGTAGTAATTGCAGGCAACGGAAACATTAACAATGCAGGAAATGTTTTCAGCGAACCTAAGATAGTTGTTGAGGGTACTGGTAAAGGAACGCTAACCATTGGCAAACAGGTCATGGAATTAAATTTGTCAGGTAAAGCAACGATTGAGTGCAAACATGGCCAACAATGCGTCTATGATGCTGAAGGTAATGTGAAAAACTCAATCCGAATAAGAGGAAGTTTTTTTGAAATACAACCTGGCACACAAGGTATTGCCGTCAGTGGAGGCATTACTAGAACAATAATTAGTCCAAGGTGGAGGTATAAGGTTTGATATCGATTAAAGATGATAATACCCCTCTTGTAGCAGCCTTTGAAGATGAGATTACACAGGAGGCCAATAGTGATTACAAACTAAATTTTAAGTATCCTGCTAAACACGAGTATCGCCCTTTAATAAAAAAAGGAATAATCTTAGAAGCTGATGATCTGCATGGTTCTCAGCTTTTTAGGATTTTTGAAATTACTAAGCGGCATGGCTATATTAACGTTTACGCTAATCAGGTCGCTGATGACTTAAATGGCTATGCAATTGACACTATCAGTGTTGATAGGGTGCAAGGTATGACAGTAATGTCAGAGTTAGCAGGTAGTATCAAGCGTGAGCATCCTTTTAGCTTTTTTAGTGATATTGACGGTCGTCACACATTTAATCAATCAGACGTATCTGTTATGGACGCTTTAGCTAATGGCAAGCACTCAATCATGGGGCAGTGGGGTGGCGAACTTGTACGAAATAAATACCAAATTAACTTGCTCAAAAAAGCTGGCAAAGATACCGAAACCTTGTTCATGTACAAGAAAAACCTCAAATCTTATGAGGAAACAGATACTATCAAAGGGCTTGTCTCTATCCTTCATTTAGTTGCTGAAGTAGAAGAAGAACATGAAGTAGAAACCAGAGAAGCTTCAGATGGAAACATTGGTCATAGTGAATCACCGAAAAAGAAAACAATTAGGGTATCTGTTGAGAGCAAGCTCAAAGACACTCATCCGATAATTGTTGAAAAGACTATCAAGGTGCAGGATCAAGATGTCAAAACAGAAGAGGACTTGCTTGCATATGGTAAGAAATACTTTGAAAAAACTCTTTGCGACATACCAGGTAATAGTTTAAAAATTGATGTTACTAATAACTACGAGGGCGTTGTTAGGCTATTTGACACAGCAATTGTCTTCCACGAGCTTTATGACAGAGACTTACGAATGCAAATCACTGGCTATCGGTTCGCCCCTATGGCTAATCGGTTAAAATCCATCATCTTTGGAGAGATTAAGACCAACTTAGCAAAACAAATTAGCAATCAAATTGACAATAAGGTAGCTGAATCAACTGCTCAACATGACGCAGCATTTGAAGCAAAATTACAAAAGCAGATTGATAATGCTAATCGTATTTTTGACACAAAAGAAGCTAAACTCCGTGAAGAGATTGAAGATGGCATCAAAAAAGCTGAAGCTAATGCAGAGGTCAAAGTTGCTGAGGTTAACGCTAAGGTGACAGAAGCCGAAAAACTGGCAAAGGAAGTGGATAAGCGGCTTGTTGAGTTTTTAAGTGATGCAGAAATCAAGCAAAAAGAGTTTGAAGAAACTTTACGAAGTTTATCACTCCCAGAGGAAGCGATTAAAAAAATCACAGAAGCTATTAAAGTCGATGACATCCCATCAATTAAACAAAGCTTTGATGATCTCAAAAATAGAGTGAGTGAGACAAGCGAAGAATCTCGTTTAACTGCCGAAATTTTAGGGAATAACGGTAAGACCCGCTACAACAAAAATTTGCTGGTTGGCGACCCTAACCGCACTAAAACCTATGATGAGGATTACATAGAAGTAGAAGCTAACGACGGTGGTTTTAAACGTGGCGAGACGTACACGATTAGCTTTAGTCAAACGTGTGAGCCGCTCAAAAAAGTGGCTATCACGCTGACACAGGCTAATAATAAAGGTCTTAAACTGGTACTGACACCAACCAAAGCAAAAATGGAAGCACAGACCTTTGACCTCACTAAAGATAAAGAGGTCATCAACGTTTATCCTTTGAGCTACACAGCTGTTTTGACTGGCGACTGGTATAAATCTAAGCAAATAGATTTAACCGCGTCGGAGGTGCAGGAATTGGCCCTGGATATGAGCTATAAAGATGTTGTGGACGGTAAAGGAGCAACTATCACAGGGGCATGGTCAGACAGCCCACAAATAATTTTTGATGGAGGTAATTAATGGCTGAAAATATACCGCTACGAGTCCAATTTAAGCGGATGAAAGCCGCCGAGTGGGCAAGTAGTGATGTCGTCTTACTGGAGGGTGAGATTGGCTTTGAGACTGACACTGGTTTTGCTAAGTTTGGCGATGGTCAAAACACTTTTAGTAAGCTTAAGTACCTTACTGGTCCCAAAGGTCCTAAAGGAGACACTGGTCTCCAAGGTAAAACTGGAGGAACTGGTCCTCGGGGCCCTGCTGGCAAGCCTGGAACGACAGATTATGATCAACTCCAAAATAAACCAGATCTAGGTGCGTTTGCACAAAAAGAAGAAACTAATAGTAAAATCACCAAATTAGAATCAAGCAAAGCAGATAAAAACGCTGTTTACTTAAAAGCAGAGTCAAATGCAAAGCTAGACGAAAAATTGAGCTTGACAGGCGGCATAGTGACAGGACAACTACAGTTTAAACCTAATAGTGGTATTAAACCCTCATCTTCCGTAGGAGGAGCGATTAACATTGATATGTCTAAATCGGAAGGTGCTGGTGTTGTTGTCTATTCTAACAATGATACCAGTGATGGGCCGTTAATGAGCTTGCGGACGGGTAAAGAGACCTTCAATAAATCGGCGCTTTTTGTCGATTATAAGGGAACAACAAATGCCGTTAATATTGCGATGCGCCAGCCAAGCACACCTAATTTTTCCTCTGCGCTTAATATTACTAGCGGCAATGAAAATGGTAGTGCGATGCAGCTACGAGGGTCAGAAAAAGCGCTAGGAACGCTCAAAATCACACACGAAAACCCAAACGTTGAGGCAAATTACGATGAAAACGCTGCAGCGTTATCTATTGATATCGTTAAAAAACAGAAAGGCGGAAAAGGTACTGCTGCTCAAGGAATCTACATTAACTCAACATCAGGCACAGCTGGTAAAATGCTCAGAATCAGAAATGAAAATAAAGACAAATTTTATGTAAATCCAGATGGTGGCTTTTGGTCATGTGCAAATTCAACTGTAACTGGTAATCTAACAGTTAAAGATCCAACATCTGAAAAACATGCTGCGACTAAAAAATACGTAGATGAAAAAATTGCTGAGTTAAAAAAACTCATACAAAAAACAGATTAAGGAGGATAAATGAGTAGAGACCCAACACTTTTAATAGACGAGTCAAATTTAAAGATCGACTCAGATGGACGTGCTTATTATACATTTACGGCTGATGATAACACAAAAAGCGTTAAAATAGCCAACGATAAATGTATCGGTACAACTCGCTTTAACCAGCTCATGATTGAGCGAGGGGGTAAACCAACTAACTACGTGGCGCCCGTGGTTGTCGAGGGGACAGGTAATCCGACTGGACTATTTAAAGACCTCAAAGAGATTAGCCTCGAGTTAACAGATACTAAAAACTCCAAACTTTGGTCAAAAATCAAGCTTAATAATCAAGGGATGATTGAAGAGTATTACAACGGTACAATAAAATCTGAGATTATCAAAACCGCAGAGGGCACGCAGCAACGTATTAGTAGCGAGACCGATAAAAAACTTGCGCTTATCAACGAGACAGTCTCAGGCATTAGACGTGAGTACCAAGATGCAGATAGGCGCTTATCCGCAAGTTACCAGTCTGGCATTAACGGCCTAAAAGCTCAACTAGCCAATGATAAAATCGGTTTACAAGCTGAGATACAAGCAACCGCTCAAGGATTATCACAAAAGTATGATAACGAGCTAAGACAGTTATCGGCTAAGATCACAACAACCTCAAGCGGCACTACAGAGGCCTACGAGAGTAAGCTTGATGGCTTACGAGCTGAGTTTACTCATAGTAATCAAGGTATGCGCGTAGAGCTGGAGTCAAAAATCAGTGGGTTGCAATCAACGCAACAAGCAACTGCCAGGCAAATCTCACAAGAGATACGTAACCGCGAAGGTGCTGTCAGCCGTGTGCAACAGGACTTAGCTAGCTATCAGCGGCGATTGCAGGACGCAGAGGATAATTACTCTAGCTTACAACAGACTGTCCGAGGTTTGCAATCAACTATTGGCGATTCTCGGACTGGAGTTGAATCGCGATTGAATCAGTTAAGTGACCTAATCAGCACAAAGGTATCAAAAGGTGATGTTGAGACAACTATTGCTCAGAGTTACGACAAGATAGCTTTTGCAATTAGAGATAAGCTCCCATCGAGCAAAATGTCTGGCAGTGAGATTATCTCGGCAATCAATCTTGATAGGTCTGGGGTTAAAATCACTGGAAAAAATATCACTCTTGATGGTAACAGCTACATCAGCAACGCTGTTATCAAAGATGCTCACATTGCTAACATGGATGCCGGTAAGATTAATACCGGCTATCTCAGCGGTAATAGAATTGCGGCAGAAGCTATCACTGGTGAGAAAATTAAGATGGACTATGCCTTTTTTAATAAACTCACTGCTAATGAGGGATATTTTAGGACCTTATTCGCTAAAAATATCTTTACCACATCTGTACAGGCTGTCACTACGTCTGCGAGTAAGATTACAGGTGGTGTGCTTTCTGCCACGAATGGTGCGAGTAGGTGGGATCTGAATAGTGCAAATATTGATTTTAATCGAGATGCCACAATTAATTTTAATAGCAAAAACAATGCCTTAGTACGTAAAGATGGCACACATACTGCCTTTGTACATTTTAGTAATGCGACGCCAAAAGGCTATAGAGGCTCAGCGTTGTATGCGTCAATCGGGATAACCTCGTCAGGAGATGGCATCGACAGCGCTTCGTCTGGACGTTTCTGTGGAGTTAGGTTTTTCCGGTACGCGGAAGGGTTACAGCATACAGCAAAGGTCGATCAAGCCGAAATTTATGGTGATGATATTGTCTTTAGCGACGATTTTAACATCGATCGTGGCTTTAAGATGCGGCCTAGCCTAATGCCAAAAATGGTCGACTTGAACAAGATGTACCAGGCAATTTTGGCTCTCGGACGCTGCTGGCTGCATGCTAATAACACGGCTTGGTCGTGGAATTTTGATACACGCAGCGCAATCATCGCAGAATATAACGCACATATTAATAACTTATAGGAGAAACAATGGATTTAACGCTTAAAAACAAAGATTTAAACACACTATATAGTGTACTAGACAAAATCAAAGTCTCGAACATGCGAGCAAACCGCGGACGTGCTAAGCTACTCGCAAAAGTAGTAGATAAATTCAAAGAGTACGCCAAGGATGAGGGTGACCTTATTGATCTGTATGCTCAAAAAGACAAAGATGGCAAGTTTGTCATTGATGAGCACAAAAACATCAAGCTAGCAGACCCCGCTAAACTCGACGAGTTCAACGGCCTACTCAACGAGCTAGCTGATGAAGAAATTGTGATTAAAGGGGGTGAGTACTCCAAGCGATTTATCGATTTTTTGGAATATTTAGCCGAATCTGAAGATGAGTTTACAGCTCAAGAAATCATTATTGTTGACAGCATCTTAGAGCAATACGAAGGAAGCAAAGGAGAATAACTATGAAGACATTAACACTATCAGGCAAACCTTATCCAATTCATGAAGGCGGTAAAGTTGTAAAAACAGAGGTTCGCTTAATCGGTGACAATGGGCTATTTATCCCCATTGAATTAATCGGTGATCAGACAGCTAAGTTAGCAGATAACCTTATTAAAGAGGGACTAGATGCTTTTGTACGCGAGTATGTGACTAAATACGCCGTGGCGGAATCAGTGCAAAAAGTGGAAGAGTTGAGCCTCGCACAAAAAGAGATTGAGCAAAATGCGGAGCAAGCAAAGGTAACAGCAGAAGCCGCTGAAAAACAAGCTAAATCTCTGGAGCTTGTCATTGCAAAATCTCAAAAAATGGCTAATCTACAAGCAATCCATCTACTAACAAGCGGAAGCAAAGTTGAACCTGATATCTATAAAAGTATGTTAGAGCTTATTGAGCCTGCTAAACAAGGCGAGTATCAGGCTTATGACGTGTTTACTGTTGTAGATGAGTCGCACGAAGAGCAGGCAGGAGAAGGTAATCTTGTCTTTGTACACGTTAACGAGCCATTTACTTATGAGGCGCAAACTCTTAAAGATTTGGAATCAGAGGATAAAGTCACAGTCATTAAGTATGCGGACTTAGTTAAGCAGGATTAGCGAGGTAAGCTATGGCAACAGAGTTGATATTTGGCCTCGGCGGCTTTATTTTAGCTATCGTCACGACTTACAATATTTTTAATGCAAAATCCATCAAGCATGCGACAGATATTACATTGTTGCAGTCTGAGGTTGAGCATTTAAAAATTGTCACTCGGCAAAATGCTAGGCGTCTTGAGGAGCATGATGAGCAAAACAAAACGCTCATCACAATGACAGAGCAAATTAAAAACCTCAATCGTGAGGTAAGAGAACTTAAAGATATTATGAGAGGCGAAGCATGATTAATTTAAAATTACGACTACAAAACAAAGTAACCTTGATGGCTATTTTAGGAGCTATCTTTTTACTGGCACAGCAATTAGGTATTAAACTACCATCAAACATCGCGGATATTGCAAACACAGCTGTAACGCTTTTGGTATTGCTCGGTGTTGTCACAGATCCAACCACGAAAGGCCTGTCAGACAGTGAGCAAGCTTTGACTTACCACGAACCAAAACAATAGGAGGGGACATGCGGACAATCACACGATTAGCATTAGTTATAGCAATAGCAATACTGTATGTGCCATTATCTGTTGTTGCTCTGATCTTTTATCCATTTTTAGATAAGGAGGATGATAGATGGTAGTAGATACCGAAAAAGCTATCGCTTGGATGGGTTTAAAAAAGGGTCGTGTCAGCTATTCCATGGACTGCCGTAATGGTCCTGATAGCTATGACTGCTCAAGCGCTATTTGTAGTGCTTTAATCTATGCAGGAGCTAGTAATCCTGGTTGGCTACTCAATACAGAGTATATGCACGACTGGCTAGTCCAAAACGGCTTTGAGTTAATCGCTGATAATGAGGATTGGGATAGCCAACGGGCTGACATTGCTATCTGGGGATTCCGTGGGCAATCAGCAGGCGCGGGTGGTCACGTTGTGATGTTTATTGATGCTGACAATATTATCCACTGCAATTACGCAAATAATAACATCACGATTGATAACTACAATCAAACAGCAGCAGCGAGCGGTTGGATGTACTCTTATGTCTATCGCTATACAGGAGCAAAAGCCCAACCTGCTACAAATAAAAGCATTGATGAGCTAGTTCAAGAGGTCCTATCTGGCAAACATGGTAGTGGCGAGCAGCGCAAAATCTCACTTGGTGCTAACTATGATGCCGTTCAAGCAAAAGTAAACGAGCTGCTCAAACAACCACAAGTAGCGGAGCAAAGCCCTGCTGTCAAACAAGATGGCGACTTACCATTTAATGGTGCTGTGCTTAAAAAAGCTATCTTGGATAAAATCCTAGCTAAATGTAAAGAGCATGACATCTTGCCAAGTTATGCCATTACTGTGTTGCATTTTGAGGGGCTTTGGGGGCAATCTGCTGTAGGCCGTACTGACAACAATTGGGGAGGTATGACGTGGACTGGCCAAGGCAACCGTCCAAGCGGTATAACGGTAACGCAAGGTACGGAAAGGCCTGCTGTTGAGGGTGGTCATTACATGCATTATGCTAGCGTTGATGACTTTTTGACGGACTGGTTTTATCTCTTGAGAGCTGATGGCTCTTATAGGGTAAGCGGTGCTAAGACTTTCAGCGAGGCTGTGAAAGGCATGTTTAAGGTTGGTGGTGCAACCTATGATTATGCTGCAAGCGGATTTGATAGCTACATTGTTGGTATGGCTGGCAGGCTAAAAGCAATTGAGCAGGAAAACGGGTCACTTGCCAAGTACGACCAACAGACCGACATTGATGTCGGTCAGTCTGATAAAATTGACGTTGTTATTGACAGCTTGGAAATTAACATCAACGGTGTGACTTACACCGCAACTAAAAAACCAATTTAGGAGGTAAAGCTCCTTAAGATAAGACAAAACCGCTCAGATAATTTCCGGGCGGTTTTTTATTATATTTTATCTTGTTTTTTGAAATAAAAACAAATATAATATATAAAAACGCAAAAAATATCTTAAGGAGTAGGATTATGGCATTACAGGGAATAAAAAAGTTACCAGTCTTGCTAGAGGATAAGCAAGCCTTAAGCCTTTATAAGAAACTGGCAATAGTAAATAAGGTTCTGGGGAAGTTAGATGCTGTTTTAGAATCATCCATTATTAACTCTTCGATTCTCAGTTTATTATCTTACAATGAGTCAGTACAATCGACAAGAATAGAAGGGACTCAAGTAACTTTCCATGAAATAATGGAGACTGCTAAAGTAGGTGCCAAAAATTGGCAGCAACGAGAAGTTTTTAATTATAAAAAGGCGATTGATTTTGGTTTTCATAAAATAAAAAAAGGCGATGTCATAACTACACGGTTGATAAAAGATCTCCATCGCCTTTTGATGTCTGATGAAGCTAGAGGAACTACATCTAACGGCGGAGAGTTTAGGAAGATTCAAAATTTTATTGGTCCAGATAAGAATATCGAAAATGCTTCGTATATCCCCATTCCCGCAAACGAAATTGGTGCATTTATGACAAATCTCGAATTTTTTATAAATGGGGAATATCATTCGAGTTTAGAGTGCGGGAGGACTCAAGAATCTATTAACTTTAATAGTGATATTTTATTGAGAATTGCGGTTGCTCATGCGCAATTCGAATCAATTCATCCCTTCTTAGATGGTAACGGCCGTCTTGGGAGAATTCTTATTGCATTGATGTCTGTTCAGGAGGGGCTTCTAAAACACCCAATATTTTTCGTTAGTGAAGAATTAGAAAAGGAAAGAATTCGTTATTATAACGCGCTTAATGCTACAAGGGGAGAGAATCCAGATTGGAACTTATGGCTTAATCTCTTTCTCAATGCTAGTGAGCAAATGGCCAAGAATATCTTAAAGAAAATTCGAAATGCGGATGAACATGCCAAAAAAGGGCTTTCTGTTTGTGTGACTCAAACTCAAAAAACAGTTTGGCTTGCTACTTTTAGTTTTCCTGTATCAACTGCAAAACAGTTAGCCGAGGCTACGGAGTTCCATCCAGCAACAGTGAAAAAAGCTTTGGACTTCTTGGTAGGAGAGGGATTGTTGGATAAAGATAATTCAGTAAAACGAAATGTTCCGTATTACAACTATGATTTAATTCGTGCGATACAAAATTATTAATATACAGACACTTTTACCTCTATACTGATCCCCCTGCACATTCATAGGATAATCACACTAGCAAGAATCGCCTGACATTAGCGGCTCTTGCTTTTTTATTTCAATTTTATCTCTTTTAAAATTAAAACATTGATTTAATTTTATTATAGATTTTTAATAACAAATGGTGTAGAATTGAGGTAATTGGGGAGATGAAAAGTTAACGTTATAATCTATATAACGTTTTAAATATATAAGAGGTAGCCAAATGAATAAAAGAATAAGAATACTCGTTGTAGCATGTGTAGTTTTTTGTGCACAATTATTATCGATTAGTGTTTTTGCAAGTAGTCAGCCTGACCCTACTCCAGAACAATTAAACAAATCTAGCCAATTTACTGGTGTTATGGGTAATTTGAGATGTTTATATGATAACCATTTTGTAGAAGGGACTAATGTAAGATCCACAGGTCAGCTTTTACAGCATGATTTGATTTTTCCCATTAAGGATTTGAAACTTAAAAACTATGATTCAGTAAAAACAGAGTTTAATAGTAAAGATTTAGCTGCAAAATATAAAAATAAAGATGTAGATATTTTTGGTTCCAATTACTACTATAACTGCTATTATTCGGAAGGAAATAGTTGTAAAAATGCCAAAAAAACTTGTATGTACGGAGGTGTTACTGAGCACCATAGAAATCAAATTGAAGGTAAGTTCCCGAATATTACAGTAAAAGTTTATGAAGATAATGAAAATATACTTTCGTTTGATATTACAACTAATAAAAAACAAGTCACTGTTCAAGAATTAGATTGTAAAACCAGAAAAATATTAGTGTCTCGAAAAAATTTGTATGAGTTCAATAATTCTCCGTACGAGACAGGCTATATTAAATTTATAGAGAGCTCAGGAGACAGTTTTTGGTACGATATGATGCCCGCACCTGGAGCAATATTTGATCAGTCTAAATACTTAATGCTATATAACGATAATAAGACAGTGAGCTCTTCAGCTATAGCTATAGAGGTTCACCTTACCAAAAAATAAAAGAAAATAACTTTATGTATCAAATCCATGATACTAGTTAAATTCAAAATGATTGATATTAAAAAGTTAATTTAAGCTATGAGAATACGAATAAATAAGTAGGAGAGTAAAAATGCTAACATACAACGAGTTTAAGCAAGCAATTGACAATGGATATATCACAGCAGACACAGTTATGATCGTGCGCAAGAACGGACAGATTTTTGATTATGTTTTGCCACATGAGAAAGTAAAGAATGGAGAAGTTGTGACAGACGAAAAAGTGGAAGAGGTGCTAGTGGAGCTTTCGAGATAAGCATTTTCTTTGCCCCCTGAGAAGTAGTTTTATTAAAGGGGTAAATAGGGGGCATAAGTTTAAAACTTACATAGTTGATTCGAAGCAATTATATAAAGTTTCGTTATTTTGTAGCTTTATAAAATCAAAGTTTATTATATTATATGTGCACAATATTAAGTAATCTTTAAAAGACGCTGTTAAATAATTCGTCTAGAAAAATCTTGTTGCTATCGATGTTTATTGATAGCGACAAGGTTCTTTTTTTATATTTGGGGCATAAAGTTAGTAGTTTTCTCTTCAGTTAAGCTAAGTTCTAATGCATGCACTCTATAATGGTCAGTCATCCTTCTATTAGTATATCATTTCCGCAGGTAGGGGGAGTTTTTTTCATATTTGCAAATAGTTGAAGTTAGGATTTTTGAAAGCAAAAGGTAAGTTTAAAAAAAGTTTATTTAGAATGTTTCTAAATTACTTGACTTATTTATTTAGAATTATTATAATTAATATATCTTAAAGATTGAATAACTTTTAATTGCGAGGGAACTAAAAATGACAATCAGACAATGGATGGCAGACCATCTTCATTTAATGGAGACTTTAGCGTGTTTGGTATTAATAATAATTGGCCTAGCCTTTTTACACTCATTTCCACAAGTGGCTTCCGCTATTTTCATTACAGCCTTCTTGATTGGAGGATATGCGTCTGCAAAAACGGGTATATTGGATTTGGTGAAGAACAAACACTTGTCAGTGGATATTTTGATGATTTTGGCAGCTATCGGTGCTGGAATTATCGGCTATTGGCTGGAGGGTGCTCTGCTTATTTTTATCTTTTCGTTGTCCAATACGCTTGAAGAAATGGCCATGGAAAAAAGTAAGGATGCTATTTCAGCCTTGATGTCCTTGACGCCAGATACAGCTCGTCAATACCAAGAAGATGGCCATATTTTAGAAGTTGAGACCAGATCCTTGAGTGTTGGTGACCGTTTACAAGTTCGTAAAGGCGAAGCTGTTCCAATTGACGGGCAGTTGCTTAGTCCTTTTGGTCAATTTGATGAATCTATGGTCACTGGTGAGCCTATCACTGTTGATAAGGCAGAAGGCCAGGATCTGATTGGGGGAACTATTAACCAAGGACAAACCATAGATATGTTGGTTACTATTGAAAATGACGATACTCTCTTTGCCAAGATTATTAATCTGGTGGAATCTGCCCAAGAAAAGAAAAGCAAAACCGCCACCTTTATCGAAAGCTTAGAAGATGGTTATGTCAAATTTGTGCTCGTCCTTATTCCTGCCTTTATCCTCTTTAGCCACTTTGTGTTTTCTTGGACTTGGTTGGCTGCTTTTTACCGAGGGATGATTCTCTTAACAGTAGCTTCACCATGTGCCCTAATTGCCAGTTCCACACCTGCTAGCTTGGCTGCTATTTCTCGTGCAGCCAGAAAGGGATTGATTATCAAAGGAGGGGATATTGTCGATAACATGGGAGATATTAAGGCTGTTGTCATGGATAAAACGGGAACGCTCACCCAAGGAAAACCTTCTGTTGTGAATGCTCATTATTTGGAAGATGAGTTGCTCGTGAATAGACTGGTAAAAGGAGCAGAGGCTGCTAGTACCCATCCTATTTCTAAAGCCCTTCTTGAATACACTGAAAAATTGGAGCCACTGACCTTTGACCACTTAGAAGAAATTTCTGGGAAAGGTTTTCAGGGCTTCTATCAAGGGCAAGAATGGCGAATTGGCAAGAAAACCTTCATTTTGGAAAAGGTTCAAGACCTATCAGCTTTTGAAGAAACTATTCAAGTGGAAGAAAATCAAGGGAAAACCCTAATCTTTGTTTCACGTGACCATCAATTGATAGCTTACTATACCCTCTTGGATGATATCAAAATAGAATCAAAACGTGCTATTGAGTCTCTTCATGCCATGGGAATCAAAACAGTCATGTTAACAGGTGACCAAGAACGAACCGCCAATTATGTGGCACAAAAACTTGGTATTGATGAAGTGGTAGCCAACTGTATGCCTCAAGATAAGGTGGCTAAGTTAGCAGAATTAAAGACCAAATATGGTTTTGTGGCCATGGTAGGAGATGGTATTAATGATGCTCCTGCCCTTGCTCAAGCAGATGTTTCTTATGCTATTGGATCAGGAACAGATATTGCAATGGAAAGTGCAGACAGTGTGATTATGGATGACTTGACTCGTATTCCATTTTCGATTCAACTTTCCCGCAAAATGAAGACCATTATCAAACAAAATATTGTTTTTGCCTTATCTGTGATTACCTTATTGATTTTAGCTAATGTTTTTCAGGTAGTTAACTTGCCGCTTGGTGTTGTTGGACACGAAGGCTCAACGATTTTAGTGATTTTAAATGGCTTGCGTTTACTTTCTTTTAAATAA